CGCATTAACCGAAGCATTCGATTCCGCGTTTTCATTAGACACAATCAAATCCTCATGCTCGGTTATGCTTGCTCGTTCCACGGACCTAACGACGCCTATCGTGAACGTCAACGATCCAAAAATCCTCGTTCGGCTTGAGCCGCTTCTGAAACTCATCCAGCGTCAAATGCGACTGCTCGCCGCCATGCTGCCGAATCTCTTGCAGCATCCAACGCTCCGCGTCGTCAACGCTGCTAAACAGGTGGACGCCATCCGTGAAACCTACGGTTTCAACGTAGACGACAACCGCGACAGTGCCCGTTGGGCACATCGCTTTACACAACGCATCAATGCGGCGTCGGTCTTGGTCTGACAATTCAATCGTGATTGTGCTACTTGCCATGCTATCCCTCGATGTTCCACGGACCTACGCTCGGTCGATCCGTATCTGTTCCGTTGGTTTCTCCAAACTTGCGTCGCCAACCACTTGGACTGGTCCGCACTTCTCCGCTGCCGCGATCCGCAGGGCAGACTCAACCGCGTTGCGTAAATTCTTGTCGCTGCAAACTTGTACGCCCTGCTCGTTGCAGACGATGGACGTCTCCACGCTAACCCGCCTGTGAGCGTTCCAGAAAAAGCTTCGTGTCACCGTCCACGTTTTCACGCGGCTTTTGTTTTCGATGATCCGTTTTGCTATGTTCAAACCTTTCATAACGCCATCCCAATACTCTTGAAAATGTGTGAAACCTCCTGCTGCGTTGTCGTCGCGGGTCGCTCTAGCGTCCTCAAACTCCTCCTTCAGCGCTGCCATAATCAACTCACGTTCGTTCATTGATTTGCACCCTTGCCGAAAAACTTTTGCATTTGCGGGTCTGTCTCAAACAATGTTTGGCAAACCTCAGAGAAATTCTTGCAATGCTCGTATGGGTTTTCTGTTGGTATCGCCTTGATCGTCATATCAATAAGACCAATGACCTCATTGAGCGTATTGAACTTTATAATCCACTGGCTGCGAATGACACCCTCCATGTTGTCAGCCCTTGCCATCGCTGTACCTGCTTCCTTCTCAATCGTGTTTCGCAACAACTGCAAAACCTTGATGGCCGTGGAACAATTGGATGCATCGAAGCACCCGTCAACGTCGTTCGGTTTGTTCATAGTTTTTCCTCGGGTGCTCGATGATCCAAAGCGTTCCCCTGACCTAGAACAACACGCCCTGGGCCAGCCTTTGTTGTGAAATCTCGACATATTCAGGGTTGACCTCAATCCCGATGTAACGTCGTCCGTTGTGCTTTGCCATCTTCGCGGTCGTTCCACTCCCGCTAAACGGGTCGAGGACGATGTCGCCTTCGTTGCTCCAACTCAGGATGTGATCCCTCGCTAACGCTTCGGGAAACGGTGCGGGGTGCGAACCGTTGTCGCTGTCCTTTCCCGCATGGTAGTACCACGCATTTGGACGATACGTTGTTTCACCCGTTCGGCATTGCTTGTGCGCTTTCGTGTATTCGCCGTCCGATGCGTTTTGCATAAACCTTCCAGGCAATCCGCCTTTCGTGCTTGTTTCTCGCATCAAAGGATTCCATGCCTTTGGCTTTCCTTTTGACACAATGAAAACGTATTCCCAAGACTGTTCGTATCGATTGTGCGTCAATGGTGGTTTGTTGCTCATGTAAAGCATTGTGTCGTGCAGATTCAATCCGATGGATTGAAAGTGCAATGCTTGACGCATTGAATTACCTGTTTCGCTTCCGTCCTTTGTCGCGTCTGCCACGTTCCAAACGATAACTCCGCCCGGTTTCAGCAACCGTTTGAGATTCCACGCGACACCATAGAAATCCCAATCGTGACCGCCATAGGTTCGTAAATCATCGTATGGCGGACTCGTCACAACTAAATCGATTGACTCGCTTGGCATCTTCCGCATGACTTCGCAATTGTCACCGCAGATGATGCGATCCAATGGCAACGAAGGCAGGGGAACAAAGTCATGCATCGAAGTCGGACTTGCGGCTGTTTCTATTTGATCCATGTTTTTCCTTTCCGACTCGATGATGACATACGTTCAGTGTCGGCGGTCGAAGTCTCACTTCGTGTTCGACGCTGGATCGAAATTCCTTCGTCTGAGGATACGCATGAGGTGAATTGTGGCCCAGCACTCTCGATACTCTTCGTTTGGGTCAACTGGCGGTGCAAGTTGGTTGTATCTGTCAATCTCATCGGGCCCAAATCCTCTCTTGCACATCCACAGTCTACGGAGGCGTAACGCCGACTCTGAACGAACAGGAATCTCGGAGCGTGTCGGGTCCGACCGACACTGAACAACAGAATGTTCCGGAGTACCGTCACGTTTTGCATTCGCTTCGCTCATCAATGTCTCCTGTTGTTCTCCGGAAATTCCTGTTCGTTCCCCGTATCTAGTCTTTCGCCTTCGGTGGGCGGTTTGCTGGCGGTCGCTCCGTCAGCTTCTTCGCCACCTTCGGCGGCAGCTTTGCCTTGGCGGCTTCGCCTAGCCAAGCCGCTAGCGTCAAGCCTTCGGCTTTCGCTTGTTCCTCAAATGCTGCCCACCAGTCACTTGGTTGGGTGATGTTTTTACGCTCGTTTGTCACGTTGCATCCTTACCTGTATTCCAGTGCTCCAGCGATTTGCAAATACGACGCCATCGCGAAACTCAACAATGTCGATTCCTGACACGTCCGAGACTACTGGGAAACGTAGCGTTTTACAAACGCCCTGAACTTCGCAATGGAAGTCGTCAGACGCTTCGCCAAGTTTTGCATCCCAACGAGAAGACGCAAAGGCTTTCGCCGCGTGCAATGTGTCGAAAATTCTAACAGGAACATCGTCGTGCCCCGATCTTGCTACTACTAAAAACATTATGGTTCACCTACTTAACTAACGTGTAAACTGTGACGCGGGATGCTGTGTAATACTGTGCTGTTGCCTTGCCTTCTAAGACAAATTGCTTGAGCATTTTGGTTGCAGCCTGAGAGCTAATCGAAAAACTCTTGGCCACTTCACGAACTGTCAGTTCAAGGTCGCTGTACTTTTCTGACCATTCTTTGAAAAACTCGTTTGCGTTCATCGTTTCGTTTCCTTGTTTGTGGTTATCGTTGCCGTGATGTAATTACTATACACACACTTATCGGCTATGGCAAGAACTCTACACACACTTTCGGGAAATTATTTGGAAAATCTTTTGGAGCGTCAGAACGGGGAACAATGGGTTGAAACGGAGCGGCGGCAACGCGGGTTAGAAGTGGTGGCTTTTCTCTCGCCGCCCGTTTAACCCAAGCGTTACCGCCCTGGCCTTCGCAGTTCGTACTGTTTGGTATCATCCAGCTCACGGCGGATTGTGTCATTGGCACTGAGCACAAATCGGCAGCTCGCTATTTCATTCGACACCATGCGCCCAACTCGGCCGGCAATGAAGTCGAGAGCGGCGCGGTCCAGTTCGTGTTTCATCATGCGTGTATCGAACTTCACGACGACCGCATAGTATTCCTTGCCGCGCTGCTCAAAGTGAATCGTATGCAGTTGCTTGATAATCTCGTCGGCTGTGGCTTTTGCCTCGGCGATCTGTCGTTCACACTCCTCTCGGGTGTGTCGCATCCTCTGTGAATGCTCAAGTTCAAGCTGACGAATTGCCTCGTTGTGGGTTGCTTGCTGTTCGCTCAGTAGTCGATCGACGGTTTTGCGCGACATCGGCAAAAGTGATCGTAGGCTTGCAAGTACACGTCTCATTCAATTGCTCCCTCGGTTCGCAAACTCAATCAAAACGTCTGCATGGCACGGGCGGCTGAGTGGGCACCAACAAGCCAAGTCCCTTCCCCGGAGCTCGCCGAGGCTGTCGTAGATGCGTTGCATGTGCTGTCGATGCTTCTCACGCTCACATGTCATTGGAGCGCCGTCGCGAATCGCAGTAAGCGCGCAGCGAAAGTCGTGGGCCGTGCGATACGGATTGCCAAACTTTCCTGGCCTGGTGACACAGATCGCGTTACTTGGAAGCCGAAAGCCTTTGGTGCGTTGCCGCTGAATGCGAACGGGCTTGTCGATAGCGGCTGGAATGTAATGCGGGCATGGATCGTCAGCAGTCACAGCCTGAAGAAGCAATCGCGGCGTCCTGGCACCAACATTGTTGCGATCTAGGTATCGCAAACAATTGCCAAATACGGGGCAATCAGCCGTCTCGTTGGAAACAACTCGAAAGCCATCACATCGAGCAAAGTCGAGGGGCAATCGAGTATGTGCTGGTTTAGATACCGCGGTTGCGGTTGGCGAGTTCAAAGTGGTCACCGCTAACAGTTGTTAACGGCGACCGGTTGCTTTTCCAGAGCGTCAGAAATGGTAACGCGCGAACAGCGTGAGTCAAGCGGATTTTTTTGTATCAGCCATTCCGTGCAATGTCCTAACGTGTCCGCAGGTCCAGCAAACTCATGCGTACTGGAATAACTGATACGGTGGGCCGCCGCGACTTGGAAGGGTTCGCGCCGTCGGATCGGCCCCGCTGCAATGTAGGTGCAACATGATCTGCGAAGTTGAATACAAGTCAGAGTCGGGGGAATTGATCGTCGAGAAAATCGAGGGCTGGTCCGCAGCTTGCCGCTATGCTCGAGACCGAGCCACCCTGCTTGGACGAAGAGTAACGATCCGAAAGCAACCGCGCCCACAGTGGCACGTTATTGCCGCCGATCTTCAGACGGGCGAGGTCTACCGATTGCCGGTGCACACAACCAAGCGCGAAGCAGCTCAGTTTTGGGCCAAGTGGAACGCCAAGAAAACACAGGTCGTCATGCTGATGTGGCCGAGCTGGGCGGCTGAACCGAGGATTGCGGTGGGAGAGTTCGATTCGCACAGACCCGGTGAAGTGTTAGGATCGAAGCGGGTCAATTAGCCAGCTCGACGAAACTCCTCTTCAAGTTGAGCCATGATGTCATCGATCGCTTTAACGGTTTCCGGGTCATCAAGATGAAAAGATTGCGGTTTCTCAATCGCCTGCGGTGGGGTGTTTGGCTGGTTTGGTTCGCAATCGCCGTCGGGTATGAGCAACTTGTGCTTAACGGTGATTTCTTCGAGCAGGTTTCGGATGGCGGCCAATTCGCGAGGAATAGCTTCTTTCCAGTCTGTTTTGTCCTGTCCCTTACTTGCCGCTTTCACGGCATGCTTGATGGCCTGGCGCAAGACGTAGAGGAGTCCCTTGAGTAGTTCGGAAATGGCGGCACCCGCCACCGCACGGACAACTACTTCCTGTGTGGCATTAGACAGAAAGCTGTATCGCTGGACGTCGACGATGTAAATCCGCAATCGGAGGTCGGGACTGGCGAAATCCAAGTTATCAAGTAGCTCGAATTTGGTCGGAACCCGAAACTCGATCACTTTCCCTTGCCCTTCCGCCGTGTTGCAGCCTCTTCGGTCGCGATGCGGTGGATTTCTTCGGCAGTGTGGCCTTTGCGTGATTGAATAACGGCATCAATGTCGACGATGGGCGGACGTCCACCTGCTTTTTCCTTGAGCAGCATACCCGTCTCAATTGCCTCTGCCTCAGTCAGTGGACCAACTTTGATCTTTGCCATCACCTGCTTGTAGCATTGGGCATGGCAACCACGCGATGGACGCGTCTTGAAATCCGACAGCGGACGCCCACACAGCAGGCATAGCCCCTTCTGCGCTTGCTCTATCGCTTCTGGTGGCGACTCAACCTCTTTCACGCTGCCCAAAAGCAGTTCCTTGAGGGTTATCATCTGCGAAATGATTGAGTCGATCGTTTTTGCAATCTCTTTTTGGTCGGTCGTGAAAAATATTTTGACCACAACCGGAGACAGCACAAGTCCTTATTTTTCAATGGGTTAGATTCTCACATATCGCTTACAGTAGAGTCTCGCGTATCAGAAACCGTCGAATAAACTGTTGACAATACCGTAGTCCACCGATAATCTTTGTGCATCAGTTCGGCATGGATGTTCAAACCTCGGAGCGAGCACCATGCAGTTATCGATTCCTGTCTACAGGCTTGTGAACGTGACTAAAGAAGTGACGGAGCGATTGCTAAAGGCATCCAGCGAAAAGCTGTGTGTCGCATGCATGGAACCGCTCGACGATTCTCGCACGATTCGCGGTTGTCACCAGCGATGCTACAAGGCCACGAAGCGATGCATCGAGCGTGGCGTGTGGACGGAAGAGCAGAGAGTTGCAGAAGGCAAGTTACTGAAGGCGGACCCAGGCGGACGCCCTGCATTTAATCCAGTTAGCAAGGAAGCCGCTAAGGCTTCCTGATTTCCCTGTCCCTGGCGACCGGTTGCTTTTCCAGAGCCCCAGTCCCCACCGAAAGCGGGCGGAATCCCGCACAAAACAAATGGTGATGTGATGGCGAGTGTTGCTGAACGAGACCGTGCAATTGAGTCGCGAAACAACGTCGATCATGCCGCATTGGTCGGCGAGGCGTCGAACGAGGCCAAGTACGAAGCGGCAATGGTTCTCGTGGAAATGGTTCGCCAGCTCGACGGAAAGCTTCAAGAGCTGTGCGGTTCAGGCGGTCTCGGTTCTCCGTTCTCACTCAAGACTCAGCATCGATCCCGCAAAGAGCATGTTGAGGCGGCCAAGACGTTTATCGACGAGTTCGCAGATTTCCATTTTTGGAGCGACACGACGCGCGAATTGGTGGGCGGTCGGCTCGGTGATTCGTGCGTTGCGAAGGATGTTGTCAAGCAAGCCGCCGAAGAGGTTGCCGGCATGATCGGCATCAACTGGGATGCTCAATCGTAACGATACATCGCATCCGGCGAGGCTGTGAGCATTCACCGTGTTCAGCTTCGTCGGGTGCGGTTTTGAAACTGGGGCTCTGGTCGTGCTCCTGCTCCCAAGCGAACCAAGACCGACTGCGGTGGCTCCGCGGCACATGGGACGAATCGCCGGTGCGCATGTAGCTCAATTGGTTGGAGCAAAGGGTTGCGGGTTCGAGTCCCGTCATGCGCATTCCAGCCAGCCTAACTCTACCGAAAGGAAAAGTTTGGTCCCCGTGGTTGGACTTGTTGTTTTTTGAGAACGCCGGGCGCGGGGCTCGGCAATGGTCTAGCGGTCGGGCAAGTGCCCATGTGGGGTCCATACCCCTGCAACGTCAGGAGCGTTACCTGGGACCGCAATTTAATTCTCGGAGGTCAATCATGGATGATAAGACTCTGTACGACCTGTCTCAGTTGGCGGTCGCGTTTGCATGGATGTTTACGACAGCGTTATGGCTTTATGGTGAGAGGCTTTCGCGAATGATTACGGATATTCTGCCGTGCTATGCCGTTGGTGATCGAGTATTAACGGATTTTGGTCGCGGTGTCGTTGTCGATGTGGTCGACGCAGGCGGTCGCAATTGGACGTGCAGGCATTACTACTGGGTAGCGATCCGGGGTTGCGACAAAGCAGCTTTGTTAGCAGGTCACGAGCTAACCAGGATGCCGCGAGGCAAAACAACGGAGTCCGTGTAGGGATGCACGGCTAGGATGCGGCGGTTGCATTGGAGCAAGCGCCGAAGGATTGGGCCGAGACCGCCCCGCGCACGAGGTTAGGGGCGAGGCCGAAATTAACAAGGAGTGTTTAAGGTGTTAGTTCTGACCCGCTTAGAGAATGAATCGATTTTGATCGGTGAAAACATTGTTGTGACGCTGATCGAGATTCGAGGCAACAAGGTACGTCTCGGCATCCAGGCACCCAAGGACGTGCGGATTTTGCGCACCGAGTTAATGCAGTTAGATCCCAAGCCAGAGGACACAGCAGAGTGATTGCCGTCGCACAATCGAAACTGACCAATGCCGAGTATCACGCACATCCTGCGGTCGGTCACTCGGCTCTCGATGAGTTCCGCGCCAGCCGCAAGCGATACAAAGCACGGTACATCGATAAGACATTGGTAACCGAGCCTACTGAGGCGATGACGCTTGGCTCGCTGTTTCACACGATGACTGTTGAGCCGCATAGGACCGATGAACTGTATGCCGTTGCTCCTGTGTGTGACCGTCGCACGAAAGATGGAAAATCGCTGTGGGGTGAGTTCTGCAGCAATTCAGTCGGCAAGACGGTTGTTGCTGCTGACACGTTCAAGCAGGCGTCCGACATGGTTGCGGCCTTGTTTGCAAACGATACCGCACGGGAACTGATCGAGTCTGCCGGCCCGGTCGAGGAGTCGCAGTTTTGGGTTTGCCCCGAGACTGGGCTGCAATGCAAGAGTCGACCGGACAAGCAGGTGTCCGACATTGCTTTTCTCGTTGACCTGAAGAGCTGTGTTGATGCAACGCCTGCCGGATTTGCCAAGAGTGCAGCGAGCTACGGTTACGACCGCCAGGCTGCTTGGTACTCATGGGGGCACGAACTTCTGCATGGTGTTCGCCCGAACTTTGTGTTTATCGCAGTTGAAAAAACCGCTCCGTTTGAGGTTGGTATTTACGAACTAAGTTCTGCCGATACCGACCGAGCCCGGGAGCAAAACCGCAGTGCGCTGAGAGCCTTGGCAAACTGCATCGAGACCGGCCAATGGGAGCCGCAACATGCTCGAAAGATTGTCGAGCTGTCTTTGCCACGATGGACCGACTATTCCGACGAGTACGTTTCCTACTAGTGAAGGGTGAATGCAAATGAGTATGGCAGTGGTAGACCAAGCAACCAGCGCAGAAGTCATCGATGGCGAATATGAGGTCGAAGTCGAATCAACCGCGCTGGCCCAGTTGAATCGATCCGAAATCGATATGCAGATCGCGACCGCTAACAAGTATCCGCGATCGATCACCAAGTTCCGCCAGCAAGTCTACGAACTTGCAACGCTCGATGAAGAAACTGCCGCATCGATGTTCTATCGCTTACCTCGCGGTGGAAAGGCAATTGAGGGGCCAAGCGTTCGGCTGGCTGAGGTTGCGGCATCGGCATACAAGAATCTGCGGTTTGGTTCTCGCGTCATTTCAACTGACGACAAGTTCATCACGGCCCAAGGTTTTTGCTACGACCTTGAAAACAATATCGCGGTTGCTTGCGAGGTTCGCCGCCGGATCACCGACAAAAACAATCGCAAGTTCAATGACGACATGATTGTCGTCACTGGAAATGCGGCGTCGTCGATCGCTTTGCGAAATGCGATCTTCAAGGTTATTCCGCTGGCTTATATCAAGCCGGCGTTTGAGGAGGCCAAGGAGGTTTCGCTCGGAAAGGGCGAGACACTTCAGAACCGCCGACACAAGATGCTCGATTGGTGGAAACGAAAAGGAGCGACCGAGCAGCAGGTTTTCGACGCGCTTGGCATTGCCGGCATCGATGATCTCGGCAACGAGGAACTGCTTACACTTCGCGGCCTTGCAACTGCCGTCAAAGAGGGCGAAGTCAGCTTTGAGACGGCGATGGCACCGAAGGCAAAAGAGGGCGAGGGCGCGAAGGTGGCTGAGTCGTCGGCTAACGAGAAGCTGAAGGGCCGCAAGTCGAAGGACACCAAAGAGGCCGACGATACCGCTCAGGCTTCCGATCCGCAGGATGCGTAATGGACGCCCTGCTCAACGAAGTGATTGAATTTCTTGAGCGTCACGCAATGGAACCGTGGCGCATAGCTCTTGAGTTGGTTCAGATGCGGCGGTCTGGCTTGCCTTGGCCTGAAGCGACTCAAGAGCAGTGGATAGCGGCAATCGATCACGGGGTCAAAACCGGTCGGTTGGTGCAGGACGGAAACAAAGTGCGATTGGCACCGAAGCCGGTCGAAACAAAGCAGGATGCGGCTCAGATGGAATTGTTTTGAGATTGGAAACCATGTCAGCAGTAGCAGAAACCGAAGAGCTGGAAACGACCCCTGAAGTCGAAGCCATCACCGATGACCCCAAGGCCGAACAGGCCGAAGAGGGCGATAAGCAGGTCAAGACCCTCGACGAGCGCGAGCGTGAATGGCTTGAGGACATTAAGAAGAAACAACACATGTGCGACGTGTTGAAGGCCAAGCACGAAACCCAAGACAAGCTTGCGAAGCGATGCAAGAAGGATTGGGAATTGGCAGTCGACGAGCTGCAAGAAACGATCCGAGCTGGCGTCAATCCGCAACTGCCTCTCGCATTCGGTGACGAACAGCAGCCACCTGCCGAGTCGGATGACAGTATCGAAGCCCACCACGCGCGGATGATGTTGACTCCGATCTACGAAGTCATTCAGGCCAGCGAGAAGCAACGCGACAAGCTCGATGCAGCCGGCGTTAAGACTCTCGGCGATTTCGAGCAACTGCGCGGCGGCAATAACCCTGACTATCCCGACGGCCTGCGATCACTGGAGCGCGTCGGTCAATCGACAGTCGACAAGTGGGAAGCCGAGTTGGAGGAGTTCTACACCTCCAACCAGTACAAGCCGGCAAGCGAAGAGCCGACTGAAGAACTCGGCGATCCGCTCGATCTGGATGATGAAGTTGACGAGTAGCAGTCGCGTCTAACTGATTAACCCACTGGGCGATTGCTTGGTGGGTTTGCTTGAGGACGAGTAGGAATGAAACACAGCCCCTACGCCCAAATGTTTGACTTCGACTCGCCGATCGCACGGACATCAGACCCGATCGACAGCCACGAAGCAGCCGAGAAGGTAAACCGATCGGAAAACTGCATTCGGTTTGCTCAGGCTGTCAAGGCTCTCGGTTCAGCGACGGCAAAAGAGGTCGAGCGTTACTGGCAAGAGCGGGGCTGTAAGGACGCTGAGACAGTTCGCAAGCGGCAAAGCGAAGTGGTCGAGGCTGGGTTGGTGAAGATTGTCGGCCGCAGGCGATGCGGTGTTACTGGGTCGGTTGTTCGGGTTTATGGATTGGTTACCCATGAAAACTAAGTCGGCGCTTTCGTATTTTGGATCGGATTCGGAAGTGGCCTCCCAGTTGGCTTCAATGCTCGATCACTGCAAACATGTGACGATTCCGTTTTGTGGTGGTATGTCGATTCTGCCGTTCTTGAAGGCTCGGGCGATTGTTGCCAACGACCTGAACGATGCTGCGATCAATTTTTACCGCGGCATGTCTAGCGACCCGAGCGAAGTCATTGGAATGTGCGAGCGCACTCTTTCGCACCCATCTGAACTTGAGCGGGCAGCTTCGATCGTCAATGCGCCGTGGGCCACACTTGAGGAAAAGGCTTGGGCTTATTGGGCTCTGTGCTGGATTCCCCGCAAGGGTGCAGGCGGTACCGATGCCAAGCCCAAAGCGCCGAGCGTGCGATGGAAAGCCGACGGCGGCACTAATGCCAGTCGGATTCGAGCTGCGGCTGAGGATCTGCATGAGTGGGCCAAGCACTTTCAGCGGTGCGAATGGCTGTCCCTCGATTTTCGTGAAGTGCTTGCCAAGTGCGCCGACGATCCGACATGCGGTATTTATGTCGATGCTCCGTGGGTAGGTGCAGGCGATGCGTACATTCACAAGTTTTCCGAGCAATGTCACATCGACCTGCGGGTTTTGCTCAGTCGATTTAGCCAAACAACCGTCGTGGTGCGATACGGCGATGACCCGATCATTCGCGATTTGTATGCGACTTGGAGCATCGTAGAGGCTTCGGCGCGGACTCAGGCGAATAAAGCGCTGAGCGAGCTGTGGATTACGAATCGGGTGGCTTCATGAAATTCCTCAGCGTATGCAGTGGCATTGATGCGGCATCGGTTGCATGGAAACCGTTGGGGTTTGAAGCCGTCGCGTTTTCAGAAATCGAGCCGTTTCCGTCAGCGGTGTTGGCGACTCGCTACCCGGGTGTGCCGAACCTTGGAGATATGACGCGGTACAAGGAATGGGATCTTGATTCAATTAACATTCTGGTCGGAGGTACGCCGTGCCAGTCGTTCTCGGTTGCCGGCTTGCGTCGAGGGATGGCTGATCCACGCGGCAACTTGGCCCTCGTCTATCTCGGCATTGCTGACAAGTTTCGGCCGCAGTGGATCGTCTGGGAAAATGTCCCCGGCGTGTTGTCATCAAACAGAGGACGGGACTTTGGTTCCTTCCTCGGGGCGCTGGTTCAACTCGGGTATGGGTTCGCCTATCGAATCTTGGACGCTAAGTACACCGGAGTACCCCAGCGACGTCGTCGAGTGTTCGTTGTCGGACATCTTGGAGATTGGCGACGTGCCGCAGCGGTATTGTTTGAGCGCGAAAGCTTGTGCGGGGTTTCTCCGAAGGGCCGCAGCACGAAACAAGAAGTTGCCAAAACACTTAGAGGACGCCCTAACGCAAGTCATCGAGAGGACAGCGACAACTGCGTCGCTTTAGCTTGCACTCTTTCTGCAAGCGATGGCGGGGCGGGTGGTGGCATGCATCCAGTGGTCGCGTTTTCGTCAAAAGATCACGGTCAAGACATAGGACACAACCAGTCGCCAACTCTTCGATCAATGACAGGTGCGAAAGCAAATGGCGGCGGTCAAGTTGCGGTCGCATATCAGTGCCAGGGATCAAATGTCGGTCCGATGGGAACGCTTCGAGCTGGCAACGGCAATGAGACCGGAGGAGTTCCGTTTCTTGCTCAGAGGATGGCTGTAAGGCGACTCACGCCACGAGAATGCGAGCGACTTCAAGGTTTTCCCGACGACTGGACATTAATTGAATATCGCGGCAAACCGGCAGCCGACGGGCCTCGCTACAAGGCGATCGGCAATTCGATGGCTGTTCCGGTCATGCGATGGATCGGCAATCGAATTAAGCAGGTTGATGACCTAATGACGTAGGCAATAGTCGTCACCGAGGATAGGAATACGACCCGAGTTATGGAGGGGTTTTAGGATGGCAAAACGAAAGTCGCTCACGAAGAAGTCTCGTTTTGAAGTATTTAAGCGGGATTCATTTACTTGCCAGTATTGTGGGCGATCTGCTCCTGGCGTCGTGCTCCGCGTAGATCACATCCATCCGGTTGCCAAAGGCGGGACAAATGAAGTTGCCAATCTGATTACAGCCTGCTTTGATTGCAACGTCGGGAAAAGCGATCGATTGCTTAGCGACAACTCCGAATTAGCGAAACAGCATGCCGAACTAGCCCGACTACAGGACCGGCGCAATCAACTGGAAATGCTCAAAACATGGCGAGCCGAGTGCGCGAAAGTGGCGAGCGAAGCTTGCCAGATGCCTGTCGACGTAATTGAGCGAGCATTCGATTGCAAGGTGGGTGATTACGGTCGATCTGTTTTGGGCCGCTTGATTAAAAAGCACGGAATTGAAGAGGTTATTGCAGCGACCGACATTGCATGTGAACAGTATCAGGATTCGGAAGTTGCAATGAAAAAAATCCCAGGCATCATCCGCACTAGAAAGCTAGATCGCGAGCTACCAGGGTTGAGTCGACATCACTACATCGTCGGCATCCTTCGGAATCGAGGGCTTTATTTTGACTATCGCCGTGTGCGCGAGTTTACGGAATGGTTTGTTATCCGTGAAATCGATGTAGAGGAGCTTGAGTCGGCGGCCAAACAGGCCAGGAACTGGACGCAGTTCGTCGAATCGGTCCGACAGATACTCAAGAATGATCTTGCGACTGAAGCGATGCAGAAGCGAGACGAATTTGGTTTTGCGACTGACAAGCTGTTTCAGTACGAGACGCCCGAGCACCAAGACATGGAGGCATGGTAGTGCCACGCATACGGACAATCAAACCAGAGTTCTGCACTTCTGAACAAGTCGCCGACTGTTCGACGAATGCTCGCCTACTGTTCGTCTTGATGTGGTGCTTCTGCGACGACGGGGGCCGACACCCAGCCAACGCCAAGCGACTCAAAATGGAATGCTTCCCCGGTGATTCGTTCACCGTGGCCGACATACAGGTGATGATCGAAGAGCTGATTAAAAACGGCCTAATCATTGAATACAGGCACGAAAACAGCTTATTTTGGCAGGTTACTGGCTGGAAAAAGCACCAAAAGATCGATAAGGCAAGTTTCAAATACGGACCACTGGATAGCCAGGGTAGGGCCGTCGAATTTGCTGATTCGGCGATTGTTCGGAGAGTATTCGACGAGCATTCGACGACTCCTCACCCCCGGAATGGAATGGAAGGGAATGGAGAGGAGTCTACCGGAGAGGAAGGGAGTCATTCTTGCGGAATCGACGAAAAGTCGCCGAAGTCCGCGCCGGAAGCCAGTGGATTTTATTTTGTTGTTTGCGACGGTTCTGAGTGGTCCCTTTCTTTGAGCAAGTTCAACGAGTACCGCAAGACATTCCCAGAGTTGGATCTTGGGCGAGAGTTTCGTAAGGCAGCTCAATGGCTTAGGGATCGACCGAAGAATCGCAAGACACCGAAGGGCATGCATGCGTTTTTGGGGTCGTGGCTTTCTCGGGCTCAGAACAGCGGTCAATCGACTGGTGGTGTAGTGCAAAAGACCTTTGCACAGTTGAAGGTTGAAAACACGCACGCGGCAGGCGATGCATGGGAAGCGAAGATGCAAGACAGGTTTGGAGTCGAAGATGCAGCAGTCTGATGTGCCAAAGTTTCGATCTGCCATTACGGCGCTCTGCTTGACGTTCAACCAAGAAGCGACCGAGGTGGTGTTTGACGCCTATTGGATTGGTTTAAGCGACCTTTCGATCGAGGCGGCAAACAAGGCTGTTTTCAGAGCGATACGCGAATGTGAATCGTTTCCGAAGCCGGTTGAGCTTCGCAGGCTGGCGGGGGAGCTGCAGCGTGATGCGAGGGCCATTGCTGCGTGGGAGGATGTCCTGCGCGCTGTGCCGCTAGGGTCATGGAAGCACATCGATTTTGCGGACTTACTTATTAACGCAACGATTCGTAATCTCGGAGGGTGGCCCAATTTTTTAGGGAGACTCGACGGCGCAGAGTCAGAGAAATGGGCTCGAGCCGACTTCTTGAAAACATACCAGTCTTTCGTTTCCGGATCGGTGAGCGCTGAGGCGTGCGCGCCGCTGGCGGGACTTTCGGAGGCAACATCTTTGGGTGGAGTTCGACAGCCACCTGTTCCAGTTCGCATTGAATGTGAGCCATCGCGCAAGTCGCTTCCGTGTCATGTGCGGCAGGCAGCTATTGCGAGTGATCGCCCGACTGACTTTTTGAAACTAACCAACAAACTTTAGGAGCAACCATGTCAACACGTTACGAAATCCGTCGCAAATCTCACGGTCACTGGGGATTGAGCCGAGCCGACATCACCAGCAAGCAGCAAGGTGAGACCGAATTGGACGCCGTGCAGAAGAACGACCCCAAGGGCGAGTATCAGTTGGTCGAGATCACTGAAACGATTGTTGCAGGAGCGAAGCAGTAGCGATGGACACCGCGGCCAAATACCAATTGCTGCGCCGACTCAAGGCGCGATTTTACGCAGCTCAGCGCCGAGCTCGGTATTGGTCCGGTACTCCGTCGCTGTTTCGCGGAAGTCGGTACAAGCCGAAGGGCGGCAAGCAGATTTACGCCGCGTCCGAGTACGAGTTGGCAATGCAAGATTCCGTTGCACTGGCCGATGAGATCGCTGCGATCAGTGGTCGTCGGCCAATAGTTCACGACTACAAGAAAGAATTTCAGGAGGCGGGCTATCGGTTCGCCGCCAATCAATAACCAAGCTTACGAAGGAATGACGATGAAAACATTGAACGATTACGCAAACGAAGTTCACGAAGCCAATCGAAAATGGTGGGAGGATCTGGAAACAGGGAAACGGATCGAACGGAACAAGGCGGAAATGCTTTGCCTTATTCACAGCGAAGTCAGTGAATGCCTTGAAGGTGTTCGCAAAGACCTGATGGACGATCACTTGCCGCATCGAAAGATGGAAGAGGTCGAACTTGCCGATGCGCTGATTCGCATTCTTGATTACGCAGCGGGTCACGGACTTGATATTCACGGCGCGTACATCGACAAGATGGCTTACAACGCTCAGCGCGCCGATCACAAGCGTGAAAATCGATTGCTGGCGCATGGGAAAAAGTTTTAGGGGACTAGTCGCATGGGGAATGGATTTAGGATTCCTTGCGGCAAGTGCAAGCGGTACGACTGCAGGTGTGAACGGGTGGTCAAGGAAAAGGACATCGCCATAGCAAGCCAAGTCAAGCATTGCGAAGAAGCCGCATTCGTCCTCGATGCGTGCGGCTACCGCGAAGATGCCCAGCGCATGGACGCAATTACGGCGACTGTGCAGCGGTATCTCGACCTGACCGATCCGACCCCGATTGATGCGGAGTGGTTGAAGTCGATGAAGGCTGAGTTTGAAAAGCATGAACTTTATGTTCCGCAGCACAATGGCGAGTTCTGGTGGTATCAGGACGCCAGATACATAAATCCTGAACCAAAAACTCGGGGCGATGTGCGATTGCTTTTGATGCGATTGGAGCGGGATCGATGACGACGACCAAGCCCAAACCGATCGCAAGCCTGTTCCTGCCGATCCAGTTAACCAACGACAACGGCGGCCGCAATGCCAAGTGGTACCGAACGGCCAAGCGTAAAGCCGAGTACGCAATGATGGTGCGCGTCTATAGCGGTCGGCGCGTTCCGTTCGATTTCCCGGTCGTGTTGCGCATCACGCGCATTCTCGGGCCAAGGCAGCAGTTTTGGGATGAGGATTCAATCGGCCGGGGAAGCGCAAAAGAGCTGGTTGACGCAATCGTGCAGCATGGCTGGCTGCATGATGACAAGCGCAAGTGGGTCAGTCGCGTGATCTACCAGCAGACGGACAAGCACCGGGACAGAGGGCCGGCGGTGCAAGTTGATTTCCTACGCGCAGACTGAGCGCTACGGGCTTTCCGGGTATTGGAGAGTTTAAGTTGCCGCTCAAGCGGTTTTGTTGCGGGTGGTTTTCTTTCACGAATTGGAGGGCGTTAATTGTGAGTTCCAAAGCGACGGATGGGAAAGTGCGGATTGTCATCATCGAGGCAGAGGGTGATGGCATTCGGTCCGCACTCAAGGCGATCGATGCGGTATTTGCGCAGCTTGTCGAGCGCGACGGCGATCACAAATCCGATCACGCTCACGGTTGGACAGGCGATCGGACACCCGATCGGACAGGCGATTAATTTTCGCTCTTGCTACCGATCAGAAAACCGATCGAATTAGCGATTAAAGATCCGATCAAATTCGCGATCAATAGGAATCACAATTGCAAACCAACGGAGGGGCGGCATGCCGAAGCGGCAAAGTCAGCAGGCATCCGAAGGCGATTTCAACGGCGTCGAGTTTGAAATTATGACTCGCAAGCTGCAATTGGCATTGAAAGACGGGGCGATTCATCAGGCACATCACATCATCGACCGATACTGCGAAGAGCAGAAGATTCGGGTTGTGCTATCGCCTTCCGACCCGATCTCGATGATTGCCGAACCGCTTGTTGCCAACGCGCTGCAGGACGCCGGCTATCAAACGATTCAGTCGGTGATGATGGCAAGCGACGATGAGTTGCTTCAGGCAACCAGGAATGTCGGCGGTACTCGGCTCGGTCGATTGCGTGAATCTTTGGCTGAGCATGGTTTCGTGAATCAAGTTCGGAGGGTGTGATGCAAGGTCGGGACGGAAATCACGCGATGGAGTCAATGGGCGGTGCCGCCAAAGAGACGCAAAACCAGTGGGGACCGACATCGCCGCCCTGCGATGGCAATCACTGGCAAACTGTCGAGTCGCTGCATATGGCGATGGGTGGCTCGATAACGAGCGAACGCGCTAGGCAAATCGGTGCTGATGTTCTGCGCGCAAAGATCAAGCATCTCGTTGCGCTAGCCGATCGCAAGATTTGCGAGAATGCTTCGGAGGGATTTAGCCAAGCCAGCGTAGTGTTTCGCGATGTCGGAGCCGATCAGTACCAAGAGCAACTTGCAGTGCGATACTACCGCCTAATGGGGTTTGATATTCGAGGTGTAAACCAAGACACGAGCAAGTCCGGCAGGCCGGAATGGTATGTTCTGAGTTGGTGATTACGGCCCGATCAAAATTCCGATCACGTTTCCGATCAACAAGTTGCGCACAATCTTGCGCAAAGTTAGCTTGACCAAATCTGCGGCTTGATGACACGTTACGCAAAACAACAGCAGTTTGCGGACGTGGAGCGGCAAAAATGGTTGATGGCGTTAAGGGGTTTGTTCGGCTCGTGGTTGGCGTGGCCGTAGTGTTTGCCCTGTTTGCGTTCTTGCGATCCACCAACATTGTCGCTGAATCGATGGACTACTTTGCCGTTCAGGATGGTCGAGTAAGTGCATCGGCGGCCCCGGTAGCTTCGACCGCTCTCGAAATTGGCCTTTCGGTTGTCTCGGCGGTTGTGTTTGTGCTCACCAAAGTCGGCGAGGGTGCAATTGCAGTCGTCTCGGCCTTGTTTGGTGTTGCAACCGGATCGAAGCCGGCGAGTGCAGTTCAGCCGGTCGCATTCAACGTCGACACGCTTGAGGTCCTTTTGCCGCAATATGAGCAGTTAACCGCCAAGTTGCAGCAGCTCGAGTTGTTTGCCGCTGCTAAAGCGAAGGATGCTGACCGACTGGCGTTTCTTGCAAATCAAATTGCCGGCGTCGAGTGGGTCGACACCCGCGTGCATGTTGTCGGCCCTGCGGCTCCTCTGTCCGGTCAATCGGGGGCTGCATAGTGGATATTCGCGACGTGCTCAAAGATGTTCCGCCTGCGCAGCCGGTAGCGACCGCCACTAAGCCTGTCGGCCAATCGATCGACTTTGGCAAGTTGCTACCGGCTCTCCTCTTGTGCCTAGTGATCGGAATTGCCGCGGGTCGCTATTCGCAGCCGGCACCTACTCCCGATCCGCAGCCTGGCCCAAGCCCGGCACCGCAACCCGAGCCGCCCAAGCCGAGCCCGTGGGGATGGACCAAGCCGTCTCCGGTTGTTGCCGGCGGCGCGATCGTGATGGTCGCAGAAGCCCGAGAAATGCCATCGTGGCTTGTGACGCTGAAGTACGACCTGCAAACCCAAGCGACCGCGAAAGGCGTCCGGTACGTGTTTCGGGATGATGACCTGGCTGACCCCGAGACGACCGCGATAAAAGCTTTTGCCGCCGGAAAGGGCATCAATCCTCCGTGCTTGGTGCGAATCGATTCGTCGGGCAATTTCGTTCGTGCAAGTCAGTGCTCGGCTGATTCGATGAACATGGAGTCGCTGCTGAAATGAGCTGGAAATCACTGGGCGATTCAAACGACATTTTCTTTATCGACGGCAATCCGGTCGGTACTGGCTGTCAAGTTCTCGATCAACTGCCTGGCGTGTTCGAGGAGTTTCCCGAGCACTTCATGCTTGACGATAAGGACATCGAAAAGCAGCTTTCCGGCGATCGTTACAAAGCCGATCGCGAGCAACACGCCGCCTACCTGATAAACCAATCGCGCATCGGCAAGTGCAACACATCTGCCGCCGCCGGTGGCCTCATGCAAGTGCGTCAAAACGACGGTGCTAAGCATGTGGCGCTGTGTGACAACTACCTGTACTACCACATCAACGGTGGGCGCGACGGCGGTTCGGCACTGATCGACGGCATGCAGTTTGTTCGCGATCACGGCATGGCTCCGCGCATCCTCGACGTTGACGGAAAGCCGTACCGAATTGGTGATCTGGTCGTTCGAGCGAATGAGTTGCCGGCCAATGTGCGAGCTGTGGCCGATCAAGAGGCTGCCCGTTTCAAGTCATGGGAGCCGTTCCGAGTTCCAACTGAGTTTGATCGATTCAAACGGACGATCGCCAGCGCCGTCGCTCGAAGGTTCCCGATCGTTCACGCATGGCATGTTGTTCAATCGTCCATGCGGCTCGATGGCCGCGGTTACATCGTCACCGGTCGAGGCAGGGGCAATCATGCGACTCTGATTCATTCGGGTAAGTGGGTCGGCGGGTCGGATCTTGTGCATCCCGACGTCAAAAACTCATGGGGACCGACCCGTGATGCAATCTACGGCCCGACTGGTACGGGTTGGGGCGACAAGGGCTACGGCCTGATGACGATGGCACAGGCGTTTGCTTGCCGAGCCTATCACGATTTCTACGTTCTGGTTGGCGCGGTTGCCGACCCGAAAGATTCCTTGCTGAAGAGGGCTGCATGATGCGTTGGTTGAGCAGTTTGGTTTTGATCTTGATTGCGTGCGTCATGCTGGTTCAACCGGCTTCGTCGCAGCAGGTGCCGCAAGTGCGCGTCGATGTTGAGCATCTTGAATCGATCGAGGGTGAGACCGAGCCGGTCAATCCGGAAGTCGTCGAGGCTCCGAGCGATCCCGATCCGGTCGACCTACTTCATGACGATATTGCGGCCTTGAATCAGCGCGTCGATGAACTGGAAAAAGCGGTTGGCGAGCTCTCCGCAGAAGTGCAAAGCCTGCGCGATGTTGTTGCCAAGCTCAAAGCTGAATGCGAAAAGCCCACGCCGGCGGCAGCCGACGAGCCGCCTCCGTTGCTCAAAAGAGCTCGGCCGGCTGCCCCGGTGACGGAGCCCATAAAGGCGACTCTGCTGATCGCGCCGAAGTGTGTTTGGTGCGACAAGTTCAAGACTGACGTTCAGCCAAAGCTCGAAGCGCTCGGCTGGGCGTTTACGGCTCCCGAGCAAGCGACTTCCGGTTTCGTTCCGAGGCTACGCATTTGCAGTGGCTCAGGTTGTGTCGAGATCCCGAACGGCCCAGGGCTGTTCGATGTTGACTACCTGCAAGCAAGGGTGCCTCGCAATGAACCGTTTCCGGTCATCAAGTCGGCACTACGCGGCGCGATCAAGTAGGGAGTCGGGCATGGCTGCGTTTACCGCAAAACCCTATGCCGATCATGACCTTGAAGTTCGCTGTACCTGCTGTGGCCGAAAGCATGTGCTCGAGTCCAGTGGCTTCCGTCGGTATCAAGAGCTCGGTGACAACCGCGACGAGGGCGACTGGTTCCAGGTTGAAGATCGCAGCGGCTATCCGGTGCTCTACCCGTCGTTCGTGTGTGCCGCTCAGGATTGCGTGAATCAAGGGTCGGTGCATTTGCCGGTCGGAGTGTCGTGATGCTTCAAAACAATGGTTTCTACAACTTGTGCGTACCGTGGAAGATGCGAGCCGTGCCGACTGGCAAGCCTGGCGGACCATGCCGCGTTTATGTGCTTGATGTTGATGAGACAAAGATGCCGCCGACCAACACAACCTGGCATGTGGTAACTCAATCCAGATCGATTCGATTCGCCCTCAAGATACTGACATCAATAAGAAGGTGGCCAATAACTCTGGTTCTTCGTCACTTGGCGATTCAACGACAGTTGTTGGGTGTGTGATGCTTCAAGACCTACGCGGAATCCTGTTCTACGCCTGTCTACTGTGCTGCCTAGTGGCTTACATCCAGCACGGTTGCGGCAGTCGGTTGGATCGGTTCCGCGATCGATGGGAGCAACGACGAGAACATAGGCAGGAGCAACGGGAATCGGACAACGAAGAAGGTGGGCGCTGGTTTCAACATCGAGTACGGCCGTTTGGTTGGTTGAGAAGATGACCGGAGAGCAAGCGATGACACTTATCAAGCGAATTGCCCGGGCCGTGTTCTACCCAATGGCTCACCCTCCCGAGATGAAGCGGATCACAGAAGCCCATAGGCAGGCGGCCGAAGAAGCAACGGAACGGCTACAGCGACGAGCTGCGGCCCTTAAGAAGTTAAAGGTTGAGGGATGACGATTGACCTCCATGCGCTATGGATGGGACTGGCCGTTGTGACCGTTGGCATAGTCTTGGCATGGTCTGTTTTTCGGGAACTAAGAACGCATGCGATCATCCGCGACTATCAAGACTCGATGCAGCGCGGTATCGGCACAATGTCCAGTGTCACGGCTGCCGTCGATCAAGTTGCAGACAAGTTGCAAGACATTCACCAGTGGGGCAAAGAGCAGCGCGGCGAAGTGATGACACTACTGCTCGATATGAAGCGCGAGGCCGACGAGAACATGCGGGAAATGCGTCAGGCGCTTACTCGCAATCAAACGTTCAACATTCAGGGGACGTCGCAAAACTCAATCGGCGATCACAACGCGCAGGAGAATCGATCGTGATGCTGTATGTGGTTGGCATAGTTGCCGTCTGGCTTTGCGCGCTGGCAGTGTGTGCGATTGCCATTCGTTGCGTTGAAATCAGCGGCAATGATGAAGGAGATAGAGCGTCTGTTAAGGAGTGGATGACGCTTTGCGGGGCCGCTTGGCTTTGCTTCAACATCTTCGTCATGGCCTGGTCGGCGGTGTGGGTTGTGATCTGGCTTGCGTGCTACATCTATGGACTGGGGCAAGCGGCATGATCGAAATGCAGGACACTTTTATTCCGCTCATCGCCTGTACCGGACTCGTTGCCGTAATGCTCTGGTGCCTCGGCAGCATGGCCCGTGAACTAATGCGCGGAAGGTTTATCGATACCGCGATGTACTGGGGGCTGTGGATCATGTTGACCGCTGCTGTGAGTGGTGCGTGCATGACGTGGTGGCGGATGGTCAATCAAGTGTTTGACGGGGTGGGATCGTGATGCTGTATTTCGTACTTGGTTCACTGCTTTGTTGGGCAATCGCGCTTGGTCCCGTTGCTTTGTCGGCGCATTACGGGACTCGATTGAACCCAGCCGATCAGACATCGCTTTTGATCTTGACGGGCGTTTCACTGCCGCTCGGGCTTATGGCCTGGGCAATCCTGCTGGTCGTCATGGGTGTTGCGGCTTTTTGTTAGGAGTCTGTGCCGTGGGTTCGTTCAATTTGAATATCTCAGGCAATTCGCAAAACGTGATCGGCGATAACAACACGGTCACCCAAACTCAGAACAACGGCGGCGCGCCGGTGTCGGTTGCCGAGTTGTTTGAGGCGATCCGGAAAGAGTTGCCGGCGGATGTGGCCGATGACTTGGAGAAGCCGGTTGTTGAGCCGCTTCAGTCGCTTGCCGAGACCGTTACGGCCGAGCCGTCAGCGCTTACGTCCGTCGGTGATCTGGTGGTCGAAAGCCAAGAGCAGGCGCAGTCACTGATTAACCGACTGATTCCGTTTGCCCCGGTGATTCAGAAGGCAACGTTGGCGTTTACCGAGTCGGCGCTGGCGACGCTCAGCCAATCGAATTGGGTGGTCGCTGGTTTGCTTGCCGCGGTTCGGGCGGTCAAGTCGTGATTGCAATTGCGATCGTCTTGTTTGCTGTGCTGTGGGTGGTGTTGCTCGGTCCGCGAGTAGCCCCCGATTGCGACGGCATTGATGACGATTCGATTCCGGAGATACGTGTATGACTCAACGCACCGAGTGGCGAGCACTAATCAAATGGGCGCGCGAGACCTGGCCCGAGCTGAAACTGCGCGTCCAGATGGTGCCGTACAAAAATCAGTTGGGATCATGCCGCAAGACCGGCGGACGGTTCACGATTCGGATCGCGAATCACCTGAACGACATGGAAGCCGGCGTAGTGTTTGTCCATGAGATAGCGCACGCGCTGACCTGGGAAACCGATGACGACCCGAGCGATCACGGTCCAGAGTTTGGGGTAGCTTACGCTCGCGTGTATCGCTTTTACCTGAAATGGTTGGCTTCGTAAGGAGGTTGTATGTCTGAAGTGAGTTTAAGGGCGAAAGCGCTGCAGGCGGTCATGGGGGCACCGAACGGTCGCAGGAAAGACCCAAAGTTGCTGAAGATGACTCAGCGCGATCCGGAATTTGCCGCGCAGTTTGATGCTCTTGTAGAGGAGTTTATTACCGGCGGTGAGCTGGCTGGGCGGTACAAGACAAAACAGAAATTCATTGAGTTCCTGCTGACTCAGCCGCAGTTGCAGGACGAAACCGTGGCGTCGATGCGAGCATACATCTTACGGAGAGAGCAGGACTATGCCATCAAGCAAGGATTCGAGGCAGCAGAAAAAGCTTCGGGAAAAGGCCGCGGAGGCAAGCGAAGCGCCTGACGGTGCAATTGCTGTCCGACGCATGAAGGCTCGAGTCGCTCAGCTTGAATCGATCAGCAAGTCGCTGACCCAGCAAGTCGAAGGAATGCGGTCGGCTCGGTTCGTTCTTCCCGTCGGTGGATCGCGAACGAAGCGGTCAGGTCGAGGGAAAGCCGAGTATTGCCGCGTAATCGTCCCCGATAGTCACGGCAGCTTTATCGATCCGGCTGCATGCGCGGCGTTTCTGGATGACCTGGGCAACATTGCCCCGGCTGAAATCATCATGCTCGGCGATCACATCGACTGCGGCGGGTTCCTGGCTCAGCACCAAACCCTCGGCTACGTCGCAGAGGCAGACTATTCGTATGCCGATGACTTGGCGGCCTGCAATCAATTCCTCGATGCGATTCAATCCCGAGTGCCGAGCGCAAAGATCGATTACCTCGAAGGAAACCACGAGGCTCGCATCGAAAAGTGGATTGTCACGCAAACCCTACGGAACGGCAAAGATGCCGCGATGTTGCATGAGGCGTTCGGTGTCGAGCCATCGCTTTCGCTGGCTAAGCGGGGTATCTCCCACTACAAGCAGGGCAAGTTTTACGACGGCCTGCCGGTTCCGGCCACAATCCGTCGAGGGCATTGCCATTTCACGCATGGCACCTACACGAGCGCGAATGCCGCTGCGGCACACTTGCGGAAGTATGGCGGCAACGTCGTGTTTGGGCACACACATCGAGCCGACAGCTACGTTAGCCGAACCGTTAAGGCGGGCGTTATCGGATCGTGGAATCCCGGCTGTCTGTGCCAGCTTCAACGACTGTGGAACCATCAGGCTCTTACTGATTGGTCGCACGGCTACGGCTTGCAGATTGTGAGCGGTGACGATTTCTTGCACATCAATGTTCCGATCATCGATGGGAGAAGTTATCTGCAGCCGCTTGCTAAGACGCTGGGGGTCAAATGATTCACGCAATGTTCGTGTTCACCGCGCAAGCTGTTTACGTTTTTCTACTCGGGTTTCAGTCGCGAAATGTTCGTGACAATCAATTCGTAATGGCTGCAATGACATCGACGTGCCTCGGGATATGCGGACTGACCGGATTGGCTGTTGTTGTAAAAGCCGTGCAGTCAGGGGAGTGGTTGCCGCTGATCGCCTACGTTGCCGCTGGCCCAGTTGGCATTTGCTCTGCGATGGCCACTCATAACCAAGTCGCAAGACAAAAGCCGATTAAGTGCCAGTCAAACTAACGATCGAACTTAATAACGACTTGTATCTGCGGCTCCTAACCTCGGCGCTGAAGCATGACAGCACGACCGGCAATGAAGCTTTACAGATACTCAAGGTCGCATTAGCACAAACGGAGCCACTATCAAATGAACACGAAAGTCATCATCGGCCTGCACGGTTACACGGGCGTGGGAAAAGACGAGATCGCAAAGCACTTGGTCGCAAAACACGGTTTCACGCGGGTAGCTTTCGCCGACGCCATGAGGAACGGCCTGCTCGCTCTCGATCCGTGGATTTGGGATCCGACGAGGGATGAGTATTTGCGGCTGTCCGCTGCGATCAATCGGGATGGATGGGACTGGGCAAAGCGCAACATCCCCGACGTGCGCACTTACTTGCAAAGGTTCGGCACCGAGGCTGGGCGAGACATTCACGGGCTAGACTGCTGGACTCAAGCCGCGAGCGCAAAGATCGAATCGGCTCACCGCGTTGTCGTCACTGACGTGCGGTTTCTCAATGAAGTATGGAAGCTGATGTCTATCGCCGAGAATGAATCCGCGGAGCTTGAAATATGGCGAGTTGAACGAGAGGGGCATGCTGCAATCAGCAGCCACCAAAGCGAGTGCGCCATAAAGGACGAGTGGATTGCAACAACGCTCTGCAACAACGGTTCTATCGATGAGCTTCATAAGGCCGTTGATGATATGTTCGCCGCAATTTTGCCTCTTGCTACTTAGTGCATCGAGCATACATTCACGAGGACTAAGGACATTAGGAGGCTGCGATGGAATGGCAAAAGCGATTTGCGGAAATGGTGCGCGAGGCAACGCTGACGGGCGTGAGCATCGAGCCAATCGTGCCCGACCCGCAACCACTTCTAATTGTCGTCAAGTTAGAGACGGTTGCTCACTTGCAGCGCATCGGTGAGATCACTGCATTCTTTGACTATCTCAAAGCATCCTTCCCGAAACTGAGGGAAATACCGTTCTTAATCTTGCAGCCCGGCATGTCGATCGAGGCTGTCATTGACCCAAGGGCTAAAGGAGATTGATTTAGATGGCACGACCCGAACGAAACACAATTGTGCTCGGCGATGCGCTGAATGCGATCATGGACCTGCAAAAGGAATATCGCGCGTGGCAGCAGTCCGATGGACCGACGCACATGGGGCGCAAGGCAATCTCGAAAGCTTTGTTTGAGGCCTTTGAGCAGGCGACCGACGCACTCGCTGACCAGATTGGGCAACCGGACGAAAACGGCAACGTGACCGCAAAGGAGGTTGAGGAGTCGGCTCGTCAGTATGTTATTCACATGGATGCGGTTGCGAACGCATTCCGCGACTGGGTGCGTCACTCGTCGATGGCCGTTGCGGCTGCTCGGCCCGATGGCTCGGACGATCTAGACAAGGCGCTCGATCACCTGTTTGGCTCGCTGGCACCAAGCAAGTTCCGGAAGCCCGAGCCGCTTGAAGTGCTGTTCGCCATGAACGCGCCACCGCACCAAACCGCTTTGAAGTACGGTTGGATTGCCGAGGACGGATCGCCCGACGTGCAGAAGGTCTACGAAGAGAAAGAAAAGCCGGGCACGCACTACGATCCGAAAACGTGGGTCCATCCGGTTCAACGCAAGATACAAGCCGACGTCAATGCGCAGTGGGCATCGCGCCAGCCTCGACCGCCGTACTTTGTGAAGGTCGATGAATTGGCAGCCGGCAAGCCGAAAGCCAAGCGATCGTTTGAGCAGTTTGTGGCCGAGCGCGCGCCGCTCGGTCAACTCGCAAACCTGTTCAATATCAGCATCGAAGAGGCTGCAGCTCGAGTCGATCAACTCGGCGGTTATCCGCCAGAGGAAACGGAAATCAGACCAGCCAACGCGACCGTTGCAGTTCAGGAGCAGATTGCCAAGGAAGAGGCTGCGGCGCGAAAGGCTGAGGCCGCTACCCGCAAGAGCAAGGAGACCGCCAAGGCGTAATGGTTGCGTTCAATCGGATCGAAGAACCGAACGTGTGCCCATGCTGTCGAGCGCCGTTGACTGAATCCGGTCCGGCGCTCGTGGTGATGCGTCCGCACAAGGGGCCAACTCGGTTTATCGGTCCGTTTGATAACTGGCAAGAAGCCTTGGATTTTGCCGCGCAGTCCGATGACGGCTCTTGGGCAATGATCGTTGTTGAGTCGCTGATTCCGCCGGAGGAGGCTGAGTGATGATCTTTTGGCTCGCATGGCTTGGGATGATTGGTTCGTGCATTGCATGTCTGGTCGCTGCCGTCGGTTGGTTTCGTGAGGCTGAGCGGTTGCGGCACGAGTTGGCCGTTGCTCGGTCGAATGCGTGTAGCGATCGGGACCGCGATAGGGAGGAAATTGAGCTACTGAGAAAGGCCCGCCGCGTCTCTCTCGTCACTCTTGCATCGATCGGCCAAGCAGTACGGAAGGCGCAACAAGAGCTTGACACAATCGCTGAGGAGCGGAATGGCTAAGCGTCGACCGCATCGACTAGATCAAGCTTTAGATAAGCGCGACGAGCGAATCCCGAAGATATGCGAAATGTATCTGAAGGGTCGGACGTTCGGCGAGATTGGCGCTGCGCTCGATGTTTCCCGCGAGTGTATCAGTCGGACTGTTCGGTACATGCGGCGAGTCTGGATACTCAAGGCGGATCGGGAAATTGATCGGCTTTTTGCTGAACAACTTCAGCGGATCGATCTGGTTGAGTCGGAAGCGTGGGAGTCGTGGGAGAAGAGCAAAGCAGCTCGTCGATCGGCAAGCGTCAAGAAAAATAGCGCAGGCAAGATCGAGGAAAAGCGGTTGACTAAAGAGCAGTCCGACGGCGACCCAAAGTTTTTGGCCGTCATTTTGGATTGCATTCATCGGCGAAGTCGGTTGCTGAGCCTTGAGAAGCGAAACGAACGAGGCGAGGCAACACAGGGCGTTGATATTGTCGAAATCGTTGTTGATACGCCGGAGCAGGCCGCTGAGCTGATGAACTACGAAAGTTACAGGGCGGGGCAGTTGGGGGTCTCGAAAGTGACAACCATCGAGGCCCGAAACGTTGAACCGGTTGACGATGAAAGCGAGGCAGAGGAATGATGATTCGAGCGCTACTGATCGCATTGATTGTTGCTGTTCCCGCCATCGCGCAGGAACAAAGCATTGTCGGCATATCGGTGCCGCTTTCCGGCGGATCGACAGCATGTGGCACGGGCTGCATCGTAGCTGTCAGTTCGGAAGCGTGTCCCGATCCTGCGTTTGCCGATTGGCGTAAAGCAAAGGTTTTGACTGCGGCACATGTCGTCGAAGGGACCGAAACGGCTGTCATTCGCCTCGCATCCGGAAGCATTACGAACGGCAGGGTCAAACGACGAGCGCCGAACGGCGACATTGCTGTGCTCGATGCGTTTGTGCCTCCTGGCTCGGTCGCAACGCCAATCGGTGAGGTTATCGCACCCGGCACTATGGTGGTTGGTTATGGGCTTGGCGGTCTCGGCACTAAATGGCCCCAAGAGGGTGAAGTCCGAAAGCTTCCGGCTGTGTTTCAGGGCGTCGAAAAGTCGACCGTGATTGCCGGCGGTTCGGTCGTTAAACGCGAGACCATGCTGTTCGATGTCGCGACTCGCCAGGGTGATTCGGGCGGCCCGATCATCTGTGATGGCAAAGTCGTCGGCGTGATCTCGGGCGGAATTGTTGAGTTTCGAGAGTCGCGGACATGGCCGTTGCTGTCCGCGCACACAAGTGTCATTCGGGAGACTGTGCGGTGAGTCCACAAGAGCGAAGGGTTCGACACGACGGCGATCATCTGGCCGATCACTTGGCGGGATCGATCGCAATGACCATCGGTAATCGCAAGGGCATCGAGCCGGTTGAGCAGCCAGCGCCCAAGCCGATGACGCTCAAGCAACGGCGGAAGCTACTGAAGAAAGCCAAGTAGCGCATGGTTGAAATCCTGCTGCTTATCGTCGCTCTTTGCACGGTCTGTGTCGGCACATACAGCCCGAGCAATGTTTGCCACTGGCGATCGGCAGTTGGGTTCATAAAAGCAAAACCGACGATTCGATGCGGTCGATACCCGACAGGGTTTGTTTAGATACCGCCTAATGCGTCACATGGAACAGGCCGCGCCGTAGGTGTCCCAGGTCGCTGGGTTGAATGTGGTGTTCAAGAGGATGGTTCCCTCACGCCTGCGGTGCGGTTCTATCAAAACCTATCAATCGAGCATGCAAATGACAGTTGATGCCGAAGCTCTTAATGAATTGCTTGACCGATATGCTGTTGAGCACCGGCGGTTGCATGGCCATTGGCCGATTGTCATGCACCAAGAGAAGTATCGGCACATGAGGGAGCGTGTTGCAATCACGGATGCAAACGTATACGGCGATCCGAAAACCGCCGACGTTACGATTCAATCGTGTCTTGGCGATATTGCGTGCGTCGAGTTTGGGGGTTTGTCGTGGGAGTTCGGCGCGGTCTATAGCCAGCGGATGCGCGAAACCGGGTTGAGCTTTGAACAGATTACGGATGAGTGCCGAGCGAAAGATGATTTTAGCGAACCTCCTCCCGCCGCTGGTTCGTGTTATTACTTTGGGTGCATTCGTGAGGCAGGGCATTTTCTGTGGTCAGAGTCGGGCCGTCGCGTGCATGATGTGTTGCCGTTTTCTGAGCACATACTTGACGCGGGATTGCTTCCTCCATGCGAGCGACAAATTGAGGGAAGCGGCGCTTTGGTTCATTTTGCAACGCACACGGTTTTCACCTTTTGGGATCGGTCGATCGATAAGCGTGGACGTAGCAATAGTGCGTTTATCATTCCTGGCTTCAGGACATTTGACGAACTTGCAAAAATAGCAAAGCAAAGATTTCCTCTGATCTGGGAAAGACTTACATTCAATCTCGAATGCCGCTAACCCATGATAGCCCCTCGTCGCAAAATCCTTCCGATTCCGATCCATCGCAAGCAGGCAGCGTTTCTTGCGCTCGACTGCTGGATGCAGGGTCTAGTTTCGGGGCGTGGGGGCGGTAAAAGTCGCGTGGGCGCGTACAAGGTGCTCAAGAAGGCCAAGGGCGGCGATCCTTGGATGGCAATCAGCCCCGATAACAACGTCATTCGCGAAACAACGCTACCGACATTCACTGAGGTAGCCAAGCAAACCGGCCAATACATTAAGCACGTCGTCAGCCCGACGCCTCGATGTTGGTTTCGTACTCGAGACGGCGGCACCGCTGAAATAGTTTTCAAGGGTGCCGAAGAGCCCGACAAACTGCGCGGTCCGAACAAGGCTGGGCTCTGGATTGACGAAGCATCGATCGTTTCCGAAATGGCCCTTGATGTGGCGATCGGTGTTTGCCGATGGCGAGGCGAAATGGGGCCGGTGATTTGCACATTTACTCCGCGCGGTCTCAAGCATTGGACGTTTGAGCGGTTTTTTGATCCGGTTCCCGATGACAAGTTGGCCGAGCTGATTGAAGCCGACGCGCCGCTCAAGTTCATTGCTTCAAACTCAACCTACTATTTGCCGCGGCCTGATACGGGTCTGATTCAGTGCAAGACATCCGACAACCCGTTCGCGCCGACTGAGTTCGTGAAGCGGATCGGGCAAAACTACTCGACGATGTTTGCGATGCAGGAACTCGGTGGCGAGTTCGTTGAGATTGCCGGCCTGCTGTTCCGCCGGGATTGGTTTCACATGGTCGACGCAGCGCCGCACGACTGTGCACGGGTGCGCTACTGGGATAAAGCCGCGACGGCCGAAAGCGGATGCTACACAGTCGGTTTGCTTATGGCAAAGGACCGCATGGGCACCATGTACGTCGAGGATGTGGTTCGGGGTCAATGGTCAGCTCACCAGCGAAACCAAGTCATGCTGCAAGTAGCAATGCAAGACTCGGCGCGATATTACGGAACCGTTGAGACCTACATTGAGCAGGAAGGCGGCGGGGACGGCAAAACCGTTGCCGACGATCTGCTGCGCATGCTTTCCGAGTTTTCGGTGCACCGAGATTTGGTCGGCGGAACCAAGTGGAAACAAAAGGGCGGGGTGAGGCTTCCCGGTGACGCAAAGGTGCGCCGTGCAATGCCGTTCGCAGCATGTGCCGAACGTGGTAACGTGCGCATCGTCAAAGCCCCTTGGAACAATGCTTATCTCGAAGAAGTGAGCGCCTTTCCCGAGTACGCATACGCTGACCAAGTGGATGCTAGCTCGGGTGCCTACAACAAACTTGCCGGCCATTCGGCAGAGCATTTATTCGCAGAGCGGCATGTCGAGGATGCAAATGTTTCGCATTACGGTGAGTCCGTCGCGTTGACGGGCGGTTCGACAGCAAGATGGGAGGATTTACCTTGGTCTCAGTAGCTCGATCATTTCAAAAGTTAGATGGTACGGTCGGCGTCGGTTTTATCGTGCCGATGGGCGGCATCATGCAGGCTTGCATTGCGTGGCCCGACGGTGAGCCGACAAAGTGCCCACCGGAAGTTCTTGGTCATCGCAGCATCAAGGATTTGGGGCCGCTGTTCCCGGCTGAGGCCGACGTCACCTTGAACGGTGAAGTCATCGGGCAGGTCAACGCGACCGACGAAGCTGGAAACAGCATTGCCGGCGAGTTGAAGGTTGAGGATTTGAACCTGACGCCGGAAAAGCAAGCCGAGCTCGTCGCCGAAGTGAAGGGCGAGGCTGTGCCTGCTGAAGAACCGAAGCCTGCAGCCGAAATTGCGGCCGATGTCCCGGTTGGCGAAGTCACTGCCGTCGAAACCGCCCCTGCTCAGTAATCCTGGCGAATCATGTCACGACTCAATGCCCTCGGTCGATTAGCGAAAACTGCGATTGCACGGTTGTTCAACCGACGCAACCCGTATTCGTCGCGACCGACTGGGGGCGATGAGCCTGAAGCGGGATCGCCTCCACCGCCACCGCCGAAGCGACCGCGGACAACCTTCGACGACAGCGGCGATGGTGGCGATAACTGGGAGCCACGGCCTAAGAAGTGGCAGCCGACGGATGATCCTGAAGCCTTTCAGCAAATGATGGAAGGCGCTCGGCATGTTTTGTCGAGCAATGTCTACAGCTATTTCTTTGATGCCGAGACACCGACGGTCGGAACGCTCTATGTGACGTTTCTCGATTACACGCCGCGGCAGTTTGATGGCGATGGAAAGCGAGAGGGGCCGGGACCGACCTACGCTTACTACAAATTCCCGACCGCGAAATTCCGTGAGTTTCAGTCGATGGCCAACGCCTCGGCCGGAGCTGCGGTTTGGGACTATTGCCGGGTGCGCGGATCGCGCGATGGGCATCAGCATCAATACCGCTTGATTCAGGTTGCCGGCGATTATGTGCCGCGCAAGGTTAAACCAGAGGGTTTCCGGGCTCGCCAAGTTGCCCGGCTTGGGATGGGTCGGCGCAATCTCAAACGTAATCTGGGAGGAATGCCCGGCCGAGTGAACATGCAGCAGCAGTTGCCGGAGGAGTTTTTCAAGCGATCCAACGCACGATCCGGTAAGGCTCCGCGCGATTCTCGGGGGTAGTCGCGGGCAAAGTTTCGTTCCCGATATGGCCGTTTCTCGGTAGCTTCACGTTTTTGCGGCAATGCGTGAGGTAAATATGACGGCCCAACTCTACGACGTTACTAGCCCGGCGGCGCAACTGAACGCAGTTTGGGCCAAGCGCGATCCGGCACTTGATTGGCCCGGCGCGCCGCCGAACTTTGGGCAACCTGTAATTCCGCAGGTCCAGACGGTTGCCGGCCAACTCGGCCTTGCCGGTCGAGCATATCTGAACGCCGACGAAGCTATTCGGCACGACCCGGCTAATGCTGCGCGAATGCTTGCCGACTGCGGAATCATGGAATGCCTTGAGGCTCGCCAAAGAGCAACGGCGCTGCTCAATTGGCATATTGTCGCCGACGATCCGAAGGACTCGCATCAAAAGCAAATGGTCGAGTCGCTGACAAAGATCATGAGCCGAACGCCTCGATTCATGGAAATGCGGCGATGGATGCTCGATGCAATCTGGCGCGGTCGATCCGGAACGGCTACCTGTTACACGACTCGCAAGGTCGGCGGGTGTTATCAGCGGGTCATGTGCAAGTGGGAGCCTCGCAACGGCGACAAGCTTGTTTTCCGATACGACGACGGCTCGGGCCTTTATCGTGATGGTCAGGTCGGTATCAAGATCGGAGCACTTGCCCAGCAAAAAAACAACCTGAACCGCGATCAAATTCAGTACAACGAAAACGGCGTTGTTTACTGGCTGAACGATTACGAGCGAAAGCTGATCGCCATCCATAAACACATGGTCGAGGATGGTGATTACGACGATCCCTACAGCTCGGGCAAAATCCACGGCGTCGGTGTTCGGTCCCGCGTCTACTGGACTTGGTACGCGATGGTCGAGTGCCTGCAACGAGCGCTCGAATATCTGGACCGCGCGGCTTTCGGCGTCGAAATGTGGAAATATCCGGCGAACAACGCTCGAGCCAAAGCGCAAACCGAAGAGGCTGCAAAGCGAGTAGTTTCCGGCGGACGATCGATTTTGCTGGTGCCTGTGTGGCCTTCCGACGATCCGAACATGTACGCCATTGAGCACTACGAGCCCGGATTGCAGGGTGTCGATGCGCTGATGAACGTCATCAAGGAATATTTTGGTCACAAGATCAAGCGGTACATACTCGGTCAAACCCTGACCAGTGAAGCCGAAGCAACCGGCATGGGTTCCGGTGTGGCTGATGCTCACATGGCAACCTTTGCCGACATCGTTGAGTACGACAGCCGCAACCTCGAAGAGACGATCACCGAGGAGATTTTGAGGCCGTTGCAGCTATGGAACTTCCCCGGCACGCGGGACGTCTTGTTGCAATTCAAGATCGACAACGAAGCGCCCAACATCAAAGAAAAGCTTGACGCTCTCAAGTCGGTTTGGGAAATGGGTTTGGAAATCAAAGACTCCGACCTTGCCGACGTTGTTGGTATCTCGCTGCCGACGGAAGAGGATCACAAGGTTTTCAATCCTCAAGTGCGGCAGGGAATCTTGGGCATGCAGGTAGGCGGTCAAAACACCCCGGTGCCGCCTGGTGCAACAAGCCCGAACCACATTGCCAACGCGCTCAAGTCGGTGCTCGGTGACCCAGTAATGACCGACGGTGCTGCAACCAGCAACGATGATTTGCGGCTCGATCCATGAACCCTTACGCACCTCCCGCAGCGATCGACGAGCCTAAGCGTGAGCCTGGGCCGCTGATTACCTGGGATGAGTCGATTGCCTTAATCCTGACAATTGTGTTTTGGCGTCCGTTTCATCAAGTATTGGCCTTCATCCTGTTCAGGTAGCAAATGTGAACGCATCTATCGACGTCGAGCGCTTTGCAAACTCCGTTGCCGACGAAATGGAACGATACGCACGAACCAGCGTTAACCGATCCAAAGAGCAGGGCGCGTTTCATTGGGTGACCATAGGTTCTCAAAAGGGCGAGGACGGGGAAAACCACGGCGGCCATCCGGTGTTGATCGACAAAGAGGGGCGGATGCAGTCGGGTAAGTTTGCCGGCAAGACGATGGGGCAGGCTTTTGGTAACGGCAACTCTCCGGAAAAGCCGGATGGTTCAAATCCAAAGCCGTTCAAGCCGACTTTGATAGGTGAGCATGGCAGTGCCGAACGAAGTCCGTCCGCTAGAAAAAGCGGACTTCGGGCAATGCTCGAAGGGGTCGGCAAGAAATCCGCAGATGACATACTGGCAAAACCCGGTATTGCCGGACTAGAAAACTTTCCAAAGCCGCCAAAGTCAGATCCTGCAACATGGAGCGACGAGGTTTCGCCGGGACAGTTTACGGGAAGCGAGTTACGAGACTATATCGGCAAGCGAGGCAAGCCAGCCGGTTCAAAGCAACTGCACGACATGAGCGACAACGAAAAGCGGAAAGCTGGCCTAAGCGAGGACGAAATTCAGGATTTGGAGTCCAGCCAAAATTACTTCAATGTTGTGGGCAATACTCAAGCGGCTTCTGATGCGGATTTGAACCGAGCTCACGGCTTTGCTGGTCGCTTGGCAGATCACCATGAACGAAGCGGCCGTAAGGAATTGGCGAGCTCGATTCGCCTTGAGCAAGATTCGATTAGAGCGGAAATAAAACGGCGCAATGAACAGGGGGCGGCAAAGCCTGGCATCCAGCCCGTGACCCGCCCTAACGAATCCGCCAAGGCAGGCGACCAACTCGGTCTCTTTGGTCAAGCCGCAGTGCCAAAGCGCGACGCAGCGCCAACGCTTCCTCCCGGCGGTGAGTCGAAGGGCAAGCAACAATCTTTGTTCGACACCAAGGGTAGCGCCGATCAGGGCATGTTGTTTAAGACCGATGATGCGATGCCGGATGACATGGTTGGCGGATTGGAAGGAAAGGCCAATACTAAAAGCGTTCCCAAAGATGTCGAGCAGGCACATGCCGACATGAAGAAAGCGCACGAACAGCGCAAGACCGGGCGAAATACGCTGGGTTCGTACTTTGCCGAGAAAAACGGAAGATTTGTTCGGGTGGATGGTAAGGATGCAGCCGATGTCGCGCTTTTTGAAAGGGCTGGCTACAAAAGGATTAGCGAACCGGTTGGCGCAGACTCGCTGACTGAACATGAAGTCACAGAGGCAAGACGGCATTACGCCGAATGGCTTACGAAGCCGCCGATACTAATGCCGAAAGCAGGCGAAGGAACCAAGGAACCCTACACGCTGCGTCACCCCATGCACGCGGCCAAGCCGACGCAGGCCCAAGCCGAAGCCGGCAACTACCGAATGGGCCACATCCGCATTCACGGTCTGGATATTTCCATTGAGACCCCAAAAGGTCGCAGTCGTCGCGATGGGTGGCCGATTTTGCCGGCACATTACGGCTACATCCGCGGAACAATCGGGCGCGATGGCGATCACATCGATGTTTTCGTTGGTCCGGATCGATCAAGCGAAATGGTCTATGTGATCGACCAGATCACTCGCAGCGGCAAATGGGACGAGCATAAGTGCCTACTCGGGTTTCGATCTCAGCAGGCGGCCGTCGATGCGTACCGCAAGGCATACAGCTTTGGTCAGCCGCTCGGCAAGGTAACGGCCATGACGATAGGCCAGTTTCGGCAGTGGCTTGCGGCAGGCAACAAAAGCCTTCCGATTCACAAGCAGGTCGGCAGATATGATCTTTGGTTGAATGATGATGCTGTAGTCGATCGCTATGAATGGAACGAGGCAGCGCACCCTCGGCATTCAGCCGGCAGCACTGAGGGCGGCCAGTTTGCATCGGGCAATCGTCCGGGCGGATCGCTTTCGCCGCGCATGCTTGCAACGGCTCAAGAGAAATGGAAGAGCACAAATGGCGGACCGTGGGAGACTGTGCCGAGCCCGGCGGTTCAGCAGTTGCGCAAAGCATTTGATGCGCTGAAGAACCCGCAGCCAGCGGCACCCGCGCAGACTCGCGATGGTGCTCCACAGCAAAGCGGGACCAAGGTTCGTGAGCTGCCCGAACACAAGTCGGTCGCGCCGACGAACGCACTGCATTACACGCAATTGCCGCAGCAGTGGAGATCAAGGCTAATCGACTGGTCGAACGCAATCAGTCGCGAAATGATGCCGACGATTATTCCGCCGACCGAGCGCCGCATGAGCCGTGAGGAATATTTTGAGCAGCAGTGGGCAGCAATGGACAAAACCAAGCTGCGCGGACTGCTGAACGAAATGAATCAGATGGACCGCGAAGCCCGTGCACAGGGTATTCGGCTCAGCGACTATGTGAACGCAAGTGCGATGATTCCGCAGACACTTGCCAAGCGACTGCATGGTGGTGCTCGATTCTTCGATCAGTCTCGCATTGCTGACAAGATCAACGCTGCCGATGGCAAGAGCGATCAATCGCAAGACATTACAGCGCTCGAATCACATCGACGCGCTGACCGACGAACGCAAAAGCAGATGGAGCAAGACCCGCACATCCTTGCGGCGATTCACAAGGCTCTTGGTTTGACGCCTCCAAAACCAAAGGAGCCAAAGCCCGAGCCGATGCCCGAGCCAACTCCATTTCCGACTGAAAAGGTTGAGGGCGATGGGCTGTCGACACGTCAGCGCAATTTGATCGACGCGGCGCTGCAAAACCGAGCCGACATCGCGCCGGATGAATTGCCGGATTTGCGCAGCCAAGTTCTCGATACTTGGCAACGAATGAACGACGAACGCAAGCAGCACAATGAAGGGCTGCGGTCGATTCTCACTAACTTCGGTGTTGAGGGGGCCAAGCGGTCTGCGCTGACAACTGCACTTCGTCGGGGCAGTGATTACGACAAAATACCGGGGTTCGATGAAATGGTCTCGTGGGCTCGCGAGCATCTGCCGCACTTGCTGATTCAGCATCGAGGATCCGCGGACACCGGCTCCGATGAGGAATCATTGGCCAAGGCGATCATTGATGGAAGCCGCGAAGAGCTGCAGCCGTGGCACGATGAAGTAATCGACGATGTTGCCAAGCAGATTGTTGCCGGCATGGCCTCTTACAACGGCCCCGAGATTGACGAATCAGTGCCGTTCTCCGCCCGTTTTGCTGCTGAGGTCGAGCGATACCTACTAACCGCGCGGAAAAGTTCTCTTGCTCATTTGAACTGAAATCGTTTCATTGACGCTTTAGCGCTAGACGCACGCCGATTCAACGCAATCGATACCGGGACGTAACATGCCAACCCATCAGCATCGCCAAAGTTACTACACCCCTTCGCAAGCGATCGAGGATACCGACTCGTTTGACTACGAATCGGAAGTCAATATCGCAGTGACGATTCCGGCGTCGACTACCAATCAAGAGATTTTGATTGCGATTGACGTGAGTGAGTTGAAGTCGCTCTGCCTCAGCTCGGATTACAGCTTGACGATCAAGACGAACAGCTCTGGGTCGCCGACGGACACGATTGCGCTGGTCGGTGGCAAGCCGTACATTTGGACGGTGAACAGCTACGACACATGCAAGCTGACGGCAGACGTGACGAAGATTTACGTCACGAACGGCTCGGGCACTAACGCGGCGGCGCTCAAGGTCTCGGCCTTGGTCAACATCTAACAGCGAGTGAAGTTCTCTTGACAGGATTTTTGGTTTGGCAAACAACAACACACATACGGCAGCTCGGGCAACTCCTGATGCGGAGCGAGCGGTTCAAGTGGCAGTAGCTGAGTTGGACCGGCACATTCGCGATGCAACACGCGACCCGAACTACTATGGAAAAGTGACGGTCGAGCTCAATGTCAAAGGTGGTGTTGTCACACACTGCCGAACCAGTCACGAGCAAACAAAAGCCTTCAATAACTAAACAGTTTCCGTTTTCCGCAACCGACGAACGGCCGGCGAACTAAGCAATCAACATTTGCTGAGTACGCATGACCGTTCAGTATCAAAACGCACCGCAGCCCACGCAAGGCGAACAATATCGTCAGTTCGTCGAGCGTGCTCATTACGCGCTGCTCTCGAGCGTTCCCGATCCTGATCTGCGGAACAAACTTGTTTGGGATGCCTGGGATCAAGCACACGGCAACGAAATCGGCAGTCGTGTTGCTCAAGCGTTTCCGGCGGATCAGTACCGCAATGTCCCGGCCATCTGCTATTTCATCGAACACGAAACCACCGGCCGTGACGGCAAGGCAGTGAAATACACGGTCAAAGAGCTGGCCGACATCGTTGACGAACACAACGACCGCGCAGATACCGACAATTGGACCGCGATCACTGACGGCCACACGCATGACGGTATCGTTCCCCAGCACATGCAACCCAAAGTGATCGGCTATGCCGGGCCATATCGCCTCGGAATGGTCGGTCACGCCAAGCCGAAGTTTGCGGTATTCGCTGACGAGCATCATGTCTTGTCTGAAAAGCCGCTGCTCGATCGCAAGCGCCGACGAAGCGTTGAAATCAATCGCTTTCGTGATGGTCGCCGACCGTACATCGATCCGGTTGCCGCTCTCGGTGCTGAGTCTCCGCGCCTGCCGCTTCCCGTTGCTCGATACCAAGACGGCGAGGCCGATAAGTGCTGGTACGTCATCGGGCCGGGCAGTGGCGTTGAGCGATATGAGTTCGCGCAAGCCGGCGGCATGAACACGTTCATTCCGAGCGACAACATTGGTGCCAAGCGCCATCGCTACGAATCACCCGAATCTGCTACCCAATCGCAGGGCAATCAGTCCATGAATGTCAATCCAAATCAAGGCGACGATCTCATTCCTCGACTGGTGCAAGCGCTGATGGAGACTCCGCAAATGCAGTGGGTCACCCAGCAGATGGAGCAGGCAGGTCCGCAAAATCAACAGCCAGTCGGAGCCGGGCAACCGCCCGTCCCGAATGTCAATCCTGATGAATCTCAAGACAAGGGAGGTATGCCCCCGATGGCTAACCAAAATCGCTACTCCGTGATCGATGACGAAGGTGCCGACATCAAAGATCGGTTCTCCGCTCTCAATGATCGCCTGCATGAAGTCGAGACCGAGCGCAACGACTTGAGCGAAAAGTATTCCGCTCTGTCGGATTCGTTCAATCGCCAACTTGCTGAACATGCCGAGTTGCGTAAGGCGCTGGTCGGCTTGGAGCAGCGAGCAGTCGACGCCGACCGCCTCAGCGCTTTGCGTGACCTGCGCGATCGTTACAGCTACTTCTTCGACGACGAAGAGTGGGCCAAGCAGTGCGAAACCTGCCTGTACTCCGAAGGCGCGACGATGAACAGCGATCAGTTCACCGCGCACCTCGCCCAGGTCGAGCGATACGCCAAGAAAGCCAGTCCGGTCACTCCGATGATTCCAGTGGGCAGAAGTGGTCGCAGCGCTCCGATGGATGACGTCGGCGAGGCCGAATTGGCTCAAGCGATTATCGATCGCTGCACTGCTTCCGCCAATCGCGGCGAAGTCATGACCTACGAAGTCGCTCGCGAAGAAATCATCAAGGAACGAGCTGCTCGCCAGTAACGGCGGACCGCTCGATTACATACGCCCGAACCCTTTCGCAAACCAAGTCACTCACTCAACCGATAGAGGCCAGTCATGCCGTTGGAAACTCCTAGCTTCACCGCGTCGGGTAATATCTACCCGTCTCGCTTTGTCGATCTGTCTGGTCGCCATACGGTTGCTCAGGCCGCTGTTGGCAGTACCCCGTTCGGTATCTCTCAAGAAGGTACTGAAACGGCACCGATTTCCGGCGCTTCGTCTTACGCCGCAAGCTCGGGCGGTTCCTTGCGGGTCTACGGCCCGATGGAAAGTTGCCAGCTCGAAGCGGGTGAGGCTTTGTCGGTTGGTGCCAAGTTGAAGCCTGACGCCAATGGGAAGGGTGTCGCGATCAAGGGTGGTGAAGCGTACTTCGCGATCGCCCTCAAAGCTGCGGCTGCTTCCGGCGAAAAGATCAGCGTGTTCATTCTCCCGAACATGCAACCGCGCCCGGCAACCACCCTGGCTTCGGCTGGCAGCACTCAGGGGAATAGCGCCGCGCTGACGGCTAACACGATCTATTCGGTCAGTGGCGCTGACGGCACCAAGGGCGTCACGCTCCCGACTCCGGTGGGTGGCGAACTGGTCGAAGTCTACAACCTCCATGCCTCGAACGGCTTGAAGATTTGGCCGCACTCCGGTGGCGACATCAACGATGGAACCGCCGACGCTGCGATCACCATCGAAGGCAAAACGCTCGCGATTCTCCGCGCCTTAGACTCCTCGACGTGGGCCGCGATCTACACCGTGAACACCTAATCGGTGAACTGAACCCTTCCCGGCTGGTCGTCATGTGGCGGCCAGCCGATTTCCAGTAAGAAAAACCTGACAGTTTCATAACACTCGCAGCGCAACCGACGAACGGCCGCGGCATAGAGACGGAGTTAGTCTCATGACGTTCGCACAGGCCGCTCAGAACAACACTTACATCAAAGACCACGCTGCGAGTGGTAAGATGATCGTCAACTACTCGCGCAATATCAGCGACTTCATGTTGCCGCGATATGTGCAGTACAAGCCGGTTCCCAAGCAGACCGGTTACTACCTGCGAATCGATCAGCGCACCGCAGGCCGATTGGTTGGCGGTTCGATCGCCGACTTCGTGTGGCCTGACGGTCAACCGCGCCCTCGCCCTCGCGATCAGGGCGTCGAGTTTGATTGGCAGCCCTTCACCACAACCCGTTACAACTACGGGCAACCAATCGGCGATCTGGCTGTCGAGCAAGCATCGTTCGGACTCTCCGAGATTCAAGAGAGCGCACTGGCTCAAAAGGCCATGCGAGCTCGAACCTTGGCTGTTCAAAACGCGCTGAATACTCAGGCCAACTGGGACTCGACTAACTGGTCCGCAGTGACGTCGATCAGCGGTGTGTCTGATACTTGGGCTGCTTCGCTGTCCAGCAATCAGTACATCCGCAAGTCGATCAACTACGCAGTTGCGACGATCCTGAAGCAAACCATGAACGCGGTTCGCAAGAAGGACTTGATCCTCCTGATGAACCCGAACACCGCTCAGGCAATTGCCGCTTCGCAAGAACTGGTTGACGTCCTCAAGCAAAGCCCGGTCGCTTACGATCAGGTCAAGAACGGAACCGGCAAGTTCAGCGAGTACGGCTTGCCCGACATGCTGTACGGCTGCGAGGTTGTCGTCGAGGACGCTGTGTACGAAAGCGCCGAGCGCGGTGCATCGGCTGACTCCCGCAGCTTCATCATGCCTGACGCTGCGGCGTTCCTGCTCAGCCGTCCCGGTGGCATCGTGTCCGCTGCCGGCGGTCCGTCCTTCTCGACCGCGACCCTCTTCCTCAAGGAAGAAATGACGGTTGAGCGACAAAAGGATCAGATGAACCGCCTGCAAAACATCGATGTGGTTGACGATTTCGGCCTTGGCCTGACGGCTCCTGCCGCCGGGTTCGCATTCCGATCGGTGACCTAACCTATGGCCTATGCAACTGGGGCTGACCTGATAACGCGGTACGACGTTGATGTCGTTGGGGTTCTTGCGACTGATGATCGCTCGGCCCCTGACCGATCAGCCGTACCGTCACATCCGGCAGTCTCAGCGGCACTGGCAGACGCATCAGGCGAAGTCGACGCCGCGCTCGAAGCGGGTGGGAGATACACGTCCGACCAGCTTTCGGCGCTAACAGGAAACAGGCTCAGCCACCTTGTACGGATCACGTGCGCGATTGCGATTGCGCACTTGTACGAACGGCGAGCGGTTGACTTCCCCGATCAGGCAGAGGCCGCAGCGAAGCAAGCTCGGCAGCATTTGGAAGCTCTGCGCCGCGGGGTCAACGTGTTCGGAATCCCCGAAGCGCAAGAGACCGGAACCATCGACATTGCGACGGTCGAGGCAATTGACATCGAAAACCTGAACTTACTACCGGCTCGCATGGGTCGCTACTTCCCGCAAACAGCCCAGCGAACACCGCGCACATAAACCAGCCAGCCAAGGGGCGTAAACAATGACACTGCAAACCCCGAATGATTACATCCTTGTTCCCGGCAAGGTCGACATTTGCGTTGGCTTCCCGAGCGCGTACACGACGCTTTATAAGATCGGCGAATCGACCGACGGCATCCGCGTTGAAAAGCGGATCTTCCTAAATGGCGTGCCTGGTGATCGCTACGGCGGCAACGCTGGCCCACCGATTGAACGACAGTTCCTCGGCGCGGAGTGTTCATTTCAGTTGAGCATGAGCCGCGTCGACTCCGATCAGATTGTGAAGATCGAAAAGCTCGGCGGGTTGCTGTCCAGTGCGGGCACGATTCCGCTTGCTGCGATCGGTGCGCTGCTTCATCGAGACCACGGCATTCGGATTCTACTGTACGCGACTCGAGACACGACGCGATCGATCAACTTCCCTTGCTGTATCTGGGATCAGCCGATGACCAAGAACAAGGGAACCAAGTTTGAAGAGGTTGCGATGGGCATCACTGCTACCCGCGCTCCCGAGGGCTATTGGTACTCGGCTGCCGAGGGCATCCTGTACAACTCCGACACGACTGGCTACTAATCGATCGATGGCCCCGACGCGTCAGTAACAGCGAGGAATGACATGAGCCAGCGACTTGCACAAGGTTTGGTAGTCAACTTTCCCGACAATTCGACCGACAGTGACCCAGTCAACCTAACGGGCGGCGTTCAAGGTTCGATCGTCGTTCCCGCGGCACTCAACGGCAAGACGATTCAGATCAAGCTCGACATTCCTGATAGCGGCTATTACCGCAACACGGCCGCCCAAGCGTTTCATGGGGTGACCTTACTTGCTTCCGCAAAGACGTTGAGCACGGGTAATAACGTGTTCACGGCGACGGAACTTGCTGCGATTGCCGGAGCCGGCCCCGTGCGGTTTGTGCTGAACAGTGCCGTCTCCGGTTCCGCGACAAAAGCCTTATTGCTTTGGAAAGACTAACGGACGAGGTGCGCCATGCTCTGGACGATTGCCTCTTACTCGATGGTTGGCGGGCTTGGGTTTGGGTTTGGCATGGCGATTGGTGGCATGGGTGGCGTTTGGGTGGGTATGCAAACGGCCGAATTGTTTAGCGGCATGTGGTCGCCGCTGTTTTCACGCAAGGGGGCGTAGTTGACATGTCTGGCCCGACAGTCTTTCCACCGAACGCTATTCAAGTCCCGTCTGCCGGCTTAGTCGGCAAGTCGGCTGCGGGTGGCTGCACTACGATCACTGTCGGCTCTGGTCTGACGCTTAGCGGAACGACGCTCAGTAGCAGCGTCGACTTGTCTGGTTACGCTACGACAGCCGCCGTCGCAGCCGGTTATCAACCACTTGACTCCGATCTTACTGCGATCGCCGCTCTTTCGACGACTACGTTCGGTCGGTCATTGCTCACTCAGGCCGATGCCGCTTCTACGTTGTCGACGATCGGCGCGGCTTCCTCGTCGCATTCTCACGCAACTAGCGAAGTTACCGGGCTCGATGCGGCACTAGCGAGCAAGGCGGCCGATTCCGCGGTTATTCACACGACCGGCAATGAAACCAAGACGGGCAATATAACTCTCACCGGATCGTTGATTTTCGACAGCACCTATGAAGACGTTACTGCCGGGATGGGTGGGAGCAATGCTCATGTAGGCATGACCTACAGGGGAGTAGTCAAAGCAGGTGCCTTCGGTTCGTCTGCTAACGGATTCGGTGCTGGACAGGTAGCACTGGGAACGATCACTGGGACCAGCATATCGCCGCAAGCGTATCTGCTACCGAATACTGACGGGGTGAAGGTTACACAGAGTGATCGCAGTACGAACGGTACATTGTTAGCGGGTAACATTGATACTAGCGGATCGATCGGTTTCGTAGGTAATCAGTACCGCATAGTCTCTTCGGTTAATCGGATTTGGTTTCAACCTGCTGGCTCTGCTGTAGGCAGCTCGTTCATTACAACGGGTGGTATATGGATGGAGGGTTCGCAGTATTTTGGCATTTCCCCGTCACAATTTACTAACAACCCAGATGTGCAACTCGGGCGAAATGCTACAGGCCCGAAGTGGCAAATGCGAGCCGACGGTGGAGTAGAGGTTAAGAACCTAGCAGGCAACGCAGACGCTCCGATCAGTGGAAGTCAATTCACACCGTCAAGTAGTTCCGCAGGCATGGCATTCAGGGTGATCGGCGGGGTGAACTCACCGATATTTAACCTATCAATAGGGACAGCAGCTTATGAATTTGCTGTTGTAGCTGCGGGTAATGCCTCGGGATGGATGCAAGCTACGTCAGGAGGAGGATTCAGTTGGTCATCTAGTAACCAAGGAAGTGCAACCGACTTATTCCTGAGACGAGTATCATCCGGTGTGCTAGCTATAGGTACGGGAGCAACTAATTCTTTGGGCGGGTTGCAAGCAGGTGCGGCTACTTTCAGCGGGGACGTAAATGTTGCCTATGCAAAACGAATTAACTTTGTAAGCGGAGGTAGCGTAGGTAATTCCGGCGGGGCAGCCAACAGAGTGGAGTTGTTTGGTACTCAAATTACCCTTGGAACTGGTGTGAACGGTGGTGCGTGTAATGTCGTTCTAGGGGATTACGCTTCAACTTCGCTCAACATAACCGGAACCAATGATACTACGGCGACGATGACGATCAATGCCGGTGACTTGGCTAATCCTGGAGTCGGCAGTCTGCTTGTATTGCGTGGCG